TAGAAAAAGTCCCGTAACTTGCGACAATAATCGCATCTCTTTCTTTTTCAGTAATGGCACGAATGTCCTCCCTTGTGTCTGCATCTACTCCACCATGTACGAAAAACACCTTTCTATTCTTTGCTTTCTCTTTAATCATGTCATATAAAATTCTACCATGCTTCTCTACATACTGAAATAGTAGTAACGAATTACCTTTTTGTTCTAACGCAAGGTTGCGTATAAAATTATTTCTTGGTACATATGATACTAAAAAATCCATCTCTTCTTGATATGTAAGTTTCTTGTTTGCCTGTCTTACTTCATCATTATAGTTAAGCATTAAACAAGTAATTTTCAACCTCGCAAGTTGACCATCTTTCATTAATTGTTTAGAAGTCGTGAACTTACGAATAGGTCCAAACAAACCCTCTAACATTAACTTATGCGTCTTTGTATCATCTAGTGTACCAGTTGTACCGAAACGCATTACTGCGTTCTCTGTCTTCTCCATCAATGTCTTTAGTGACGTTGCTTTAAATAAGTGTGCTTCGTCACCTATAACCATCTTAAAAGGTGCAAACCACTTCTTAGGTAGTTTGTACACTGACTGCCATGTAGTAATGACAATACGTTTATCTGTGTCTTTGTCGTGACCAGAATATATTCTATGACAATTATTTTCTACATCATAACCATAATCTGCAAAATCTTTGTACATTTGCTCTACAAGTGATGTAGTAGGTACAACAATCAATACACGACCTGACGTACCTAGTTGTGTCAAACCATATATGATAAGTGACTTACCTGAACCTGTAGGTGATAACATTACAAGTCTCTTATCGTTTACACCATCACGAATAGCATCTACTTGATAGTTTCTAGGGTTGAAAGGTAGTTTTAAATCAACTAGTGCTTTGACTATATCTTCTGTCGATATATTCTGTTTAGGTATTGCACTATCTTGACCTACCAGATAATAACCTCTAGTCTTACAGAACTCTTCAAGTTGTTCCATCAAACCTATGTACAGTTGACTAGTCCACATATTGAATAGTCGTATCTTACCATCCCACATCTTATTACGAAATGTAGGCATGAACTCTGCACCAGGCACTTTGAATGTAAAGAAATCTGATAATTCGTATTTTATACCAGCATCTTCACAATCAACTGTCATAAAGACTTCATTAATTTTTGTTACGATTATTGTATTCATCTGTTATATCAACAAAACTTTGATAAGAAGCACCACAATTAGTACAAACGTAATCTTCTTTCAAAGGTCCGTGTTCACTCTCAAAATAATATTCACCACAGATACTACACTGATATATTCTCATTTAAACTCCATTAGTGAATTTATGCCATTCGATAGCATTCTTAATATCCCAACCTCTTGAGTTAATGCTACGCATGACATACTCTAAGAAACTAACTATAGTTTCCCAATATGCAACTTTATCTCGCTTCTTAATCAAATCAAAGTCACCTTCAAGTTGCTCGTCCATTTCATTCTTCAAAGGTTTAGCACCTTGCCACTGTTCCCATCCTAAGTCATTTAATTCTTTTTGTGTAAGTTCACCTCTGTAATAACGCCACTTATATCTTCTTAACTTTGCATGGTCACTTTGTTCTTTTCTAAGATTTAGTTTAGCAGTGCTTAGAATTGTGATATATTTAGCATGTAAGTTAGCAACATTAAGTGCTTCTTTACCTAGTTCTATATCATCTATCTTTGCGTCTTCACGCCACATTGTCTGTAATTTATCTAAATCTACCATATATACCTCACATAAATTAACATCATTCTAACATAACTGAGAATAAATGTCAAGGTTAAATTCGTACTAATTCGTAGAATGAGAAGGCAAAAGATGCCGATGCGGTAAGATAAGGAAAACTAGTGTCGGTAACATCGAACTGTAATGCTTCTACTGAAGTAGGAAATAAGTCTTTGAAACGCACTTCTACGTTTGCATTGTTGTTACTGTCGGTAATAGTCATAGTGGCATCTGTCATCGTTGGTGCAATAGGTTTAAGTTGTTTATTACCTGCTTCAGGAAAACCTGGTTGTCTAGAAATGTATCTGTTATAATCTTCTGTGTCTAATTTAGCAGTAATCTGTGTCATCCAATCTTGAAGTGCTTTGAAGTTAGATAAGTTCTCATCAATCAGAAATGTTATTAGTAAGTCGCCATAACTAATAGTGTCACCAGGAAAAGGTACATCTTTCATTCTAGAAAACTGTTGTGATGGTTGAAGTGATATATTAGGTATATTAGCAGTCTGACATGTAAATGATACACCACCTAATCTCTGCATCGTAAACACGAACTGAGAGGGTGCTAAGAAGTTAAGATTTGTTGTAGTTGGATTGTCAGTCCAATTTTGTATAGTTATGTTCTTATCATATGCCATAGTAGTTCCTGTCTTGTTATGCTACTATTTATATCAATAAAAAAGGGGTCCCGAAGGACCCCTTAGTGTTTTACTCTCTCCCTATCGGGTCAGATTACATTAAGTTAGTAACTTTAGTTAATCTGTAGTAAGAGTTACTATCTGCAGAGATAGAAGTAAATGGATTAGCAACAATACCGTATCTTGTCTTAAATCCGATTTTTGGTTGGAAAGTATTCTCACCAACTGCTCTTACCATTTGTAGAGGTACATATGGGCAATAGAACAGACCAGCATCGTATGCGTTAGCACCTTTGTAACCAACACAGTAGTATTGATTGCTGTCACTGTCGTTTGCTGAATATGGATCAATGTAAACTTTCATTCCACCATTGATAGTACCTGCGAAAGTATTTCCAGTATCGTCTACGTTCAGATTAGTCTGAAGTGCAGGTGCGTAATCAAGTACGCCTGCCATAGACAATGCAGATGCTACGTCTGAAGAAGTGATAATGAAGTTACCTTTTCCTCTACGAGTATCTTGAGCGATTGTGTTCGCATCTCTTTCGATTTGGAACAAGAGACCTTTAAATCTCTCTACTGACCAACGACCGTTGGAATCAGTGTCAAGGTCAAAAGTACCAGCACTTGCAACTGCGCCTGCTTGGGCACCTGCTTTTGCTGAAACGTATACAGTTCTTACAACTTCTCTGTTGATTTCTGCAAGAATTTCTGCAGACAGAATGTTAGCAAGTTCTGTTTCAGCATCAAGACCATGAACTGCTTTCAAGTCTTGTGCAAGTTCTAGAGTGTATTCTGCTTTCAACGCTCTAGTTTTTGCAGTTACGCTAGTTTTCTCGATTGAGAACGCCATTTGGTTAAAGTGTCCACTATCACCCATAGAGACAGAACCGTCTCCAAGTGCTTCACCAGATGCCGTAGCGGCACCAGCACCAGTTGCGTAAGGTGATTCCACTGGGTTAGCACCAGCATGTGCCGGGTTAACACCAGAGAAGTCTGTGTCTGCTTCGTTGAATAATGCTTCTGTACCACCTTGAGTAGAGAAACGAGATTTCATTGCGAAAATCAGACCAGTTGGACCAGTCATAGGTTGAACGCCACAAATATCATACGCAATCAAGTTTGGCATTGCTCTACGAACAAGCGAAATCAAGATTGGGTCGAATTTTGCAACACCACCTGTGTCAGGCATCGCCGCCGCATCGTTGACCGGCGCCGCTTCTGTGAGCATACCACGCTCTTCTTTCATTGCTTTTTCTTGGTTTTCCAAGATTACAGTAGTGACCGCCTTTTTATAACTATCACCGATTTTTGGTAAATCAGGATGGTCAAGAACAGGACCCCACTTCTGCTGAAGGTTTTCTGTTAAAAACATTTTGTATCTCCTCGTTTATTAACTTTATATTTATTTATATAAAATGTGTCTTTTACCACACACTGCCTATTTAATAGTTCTGGAGATTGCAGAAACGTAGTCTTTCATCTCACCGGTCACGTTGACAGTTTCAGATTGCTCATCTACTGCAACTTGGTCCTCTTCGATAGGTTTGGCAACCTTTGGAAAGTAACTCTCTTTGAGTGTTTCCAATTCTTTTTCGAAAGTCTCATCGTCTTTGTATTCTACACTTTCAACTAGACTTGCAAACTTTTCTTTTTGCGTATCAGTCAAGTCTTTAGATGCTTCTTCTAACTTTGACACTTTCTTACGAGCATTGACTTCTTTCATGCTTTCAGCATTCTTAGAGATTTCTTCGTTGAGTTTGTTCTCAAGTTCAGTAATCTTGTCTTGTTGCTCATTTACTAAGTCGTATTTTTCTTCTGGAACATCAATGTAATGCTCTTCGAATACTTTCTTCAATGATACGATGAAGTCTTCTGTGATTTCAGATTTAAGACCACGCTCAATAGCGAGTTCGTTATCTTTAGTCCACTGTTCAACAACGTATGAAAGATAAGTATCTACTTTATCTGTCAAGTCTTCTTGAACTTTTGCTACTTCTTCGTCAATTTGATTTTGATAATGCTCTTCTAGTTCACCAATTTTTTCTGCGAACTTAGAATTAACGGCACTTTCAAAGATGGTTTTTGCTTTTGCTTTGAACTCATCAGACAAATCTTCGCCTTCAGTCAATGCATTAACATCGTCAGTCATGTCAACGGACTCGCCGTATCCTGCTTTTTGCATCATGCCATACGCCGCTTTCAGTTTCTTCATACCCTCTGGAGTATTCATCATCTTCATGGCGTTAATCATTTTGCCTTTCATGTCATCCATTTCTTTTTGTTCTTTGTCTGACATTTCGTGTTCTTTTTCGTCCATCTCTTCTTTGTCATCATCATCTTCATCTTCGTCTTCATCGTCTTCTTCATCCATATCTTTTTTCATATGTTTTCCAGACTTGATGACTTTTTTCTCATCGCCGTGTTTCTTTTCGTCTAAAACTTCTGTATCTTCATCAGCAATAGTTTCTTCGATTGCTTCTAAATCTTCATCTGCTTCAGTTTCTTCTGCTTTTACAGGTGTTGCTCCAGGTTTAATCTTTTGCTCACCTTTGTTTGCTTCGCCACCAGGTGCCGCCGCTTTTTTAACTTTTTTACTAGCATCAGGTCCAGATTTTTCTTCTGGGTCTGTTACTGCTTTTCCTAAATCTTGGACTTCGCCTTCTGCTTTCTTCATTGGTTCTGCTTTAGCGCCGCCAGTTCCAGGAGCAGTTGCTTTTTCCTCAAGTTGAGATGCTTCTAGCAACTCTTTGATTTTATCTTCTACTGACATTTGACACTCCTATATGTTTTGTCTATTATTTATAAGATTTTTTTACAGTTTTGCCAAGAAATTTTCGAACACTTTGAGTTTAGTTTTTTCTAAATCATTCATTCTTGCGTTCTGAATTGCTTTTTTATAACTGTTAATGTTCACCTCTTTGATGATTCCGTTATCCCATACCCACTCTTTACTTTCCATGACGCCATTTACAAATG